AATGATGTTGGGTCCGACACGGGCACGGTTTTTGTTATTATCTGCCCAGCTGAGGCTGTAACCGTCTTTTTCAAAACATAAAATTCAGGTTGTCCAGACGAGTTTCTTTGATACACCGATATTTCCAATGGATCATTTTTTGTGTCAACTGTGAAATCAACTGGGAAGTTTGTTATGAAACTTACGCCATTATCGCTAATAGAAGTCATGCCCGGCTTTATTATTTGAGCATAAGTTAAGTCGGGGACGATGTCTCCGTTTGCATCCGTCTTGGATGGCACGAGCTGATAAACATCAAGTGAAGTTACCGACGGGGTTGACACTTTTACTCTGTACCCGAGGGATCGGGCCGAGTCTATGATATTTTGTCTTTCTTCAGAATTTACAAGCATCGACTCCTTGAATTGATAGTCTACGTAGTAAGACAAAACATCTCCAACGTAAGCTGCCATTTCGATAAACATCATACCGACCGACGCTTCACTGAAGTCCTTGTATGTGTTAGGATAATATACCTTAGCAAAATCAACTAGAGACTTTTTCAATTGGGAAAAGTCTTTGTTTAGATATTTTATATCTTTTTTTGCCGGTTGAAATGACTTTTGAGTTTCTAGTATCATATATTTCCTTGTGCGGCAACCAATGTAATATTTTGTGGAGATGTTATACCAACATTGTCTGCGGTAAATACAACGGATATTTTTACATGATACCCATCTTTTTCTTCGTCCGAATCACTGATTGTCACACTTTTTATATCGACATATGGCAGCCATTTTCTCACGTCCTTTTTTATAGAACTTTCCAAAATAGTTTGTAATTCTTCATTATTAAAATTAAATAAAACGTTATAGAGCGAAGAACCAAAGTCCAGATTAAATCTTCGTTCTCCTTTTTTGGTATTTAATAAAAGATAAAGATTTGATTTTACTTGATCGACCACATCAAAACTTTGGTTAAAATAACCCATAGGACCATGTGATATGGGAAAGGTTAAACCGATTGGAGTTTTTACTGCGGTAGACATTGATTAACGACGCTTTTCACTGATTTTTTTATCCATTGCTTTTAAAAGTGATCTATAATCTTTTTTCAAAGCGTTGGCTACGGCGGCAACTTCCTTATTTTCATTCAATTGTTGCGGAGTCATTTTTTGTAAAATATCGACTGAACTTTGCATGGTTGCTTCGGTTGGTATTCCGCCTGTGGTTTCGTTTAGAACTTGGTTCAATATTGGATTTTTAGAATACATTATCTGCGGTTGCACGACTGGGACCGAAACCGATGGTTCCTCCGTGGATACTTCCACCTTACTCTTAACCGGTCGTTGTGTTGTGGCCGCTCTATTTTCCAATATTGCTGCCGAATTCTCTGATAGTCTCTCAGCTAAAACTTCCATCAATAACTGTGGAAGTGCGTTATTTACTTCTTCTTTTACCAAGGTTCTAATTATATCAACTAATTCATTCTTTTTCATATATACTATAAATATAGAGTTGTTTTATTTTATTCCAATTTCGGGCACATTAAGTGATGTAGTCACCGAACGCGCTTTTTCCGTCACGGATGTGACCGTGGAGGATATCACCGGCCCCCCAATTGAAGACATCGGGGGCAAATTAGGCGAAAGTGATGCAATGTTAGGTACGGGCGGCAAGGTTGGTAATGTTGGCAAGGTTGGTAATGTCGGCAAGGTTGGTAATGTCGGTAAAGAAGGAAGACCTATACTGAACGATTTTACTATACCCCCAATACTGCCAATGGTATTTTGTGAAAATTCTGGTTTTTTAACCCCACCCGTAATACCATCCAACCCAGACGGTATTTTTATATTAACCTTTGGAATTTCGATCTTTGGAACCGGTATTTTTGGAATTTCGATCTTGGGGATATCAGGAACTGCAAGTTTCGGGGCTTCTATTTTTGGTATGTCTAGCTTCGGTAGAGCTGGTATATTTGGTACAGGTGGAAGCTTAGGTATAGATATCGCTGATGGAAGCGCAGGGGCGCTCGGTAAGCTTATAGCTGGAATCTTCGGGGCAGATATTGCCGGTATGGGTAAACTCGACATGTTATTTTGTTTTTAATTCTCCACCATCATACCCAGGTGCACCACCCCCACCAACCGTAAACACACGTGTACTCATCAACGTTGGCAACTTGTCTCTCAAATCTATGAGGTCTTGCTTCATATTCTTTAGACTGGCGGCATATTCTTTCATCTTATTCGACCAATCCGCCTTGGGCGCGACTTGTTCGTCTTTACGGGAGTCTTTTTCGTGGATATGTACAGCGTGCCATTCTTCTGCTTGAGAAATCAACAGATCCGTCTGAGCAATCATCCAGTTGCATAATTGATATATCCAAAATACACTTGTTCTGCCTAATAGAACGGGTTCGTCCGCATCATCAAATGCGCCTAGATATATTTTGGGAGAATTGATCGTGGTTTTATCGTTTGTGGTCAAAACTATTTGCTTGTGCGCATCTATAGTAAATTCATCGTCGGTTACCATCGCCAGTCTCTTCTTGGAAAAATGAAAAGTTTCTTTTGCACGTGAAGAGAATATAAGTCTATCACTGTTTATAATAACTTGGTCCCCGTCTAAAGTTGGATATTTAAAATTAGTTGCTGCGTCGGGGGAAAAATTCGATTGTTCTTCTTTTATATCGGATTGAAATAAAACTTTGTTACAAGTTGTTATAAATTCTGATATGGTCTTGCCGGATGTCATGTGTATAGAGGATCCATCTTGGTTAATAGATTCGGTTACATACCCCTTCGCGGTGAATCCAGAATCTGACGGATTCGTTGACACCGTGGCTTGTCTATTTCTTAACAATACATACGGATTTCCGCCATTCTCGGAATATTGTCCCAACCCATTGTCTATAGATCTGTTTTCATCATATGCACCAAATCGTATGGAAGAACCAAATCTGGATTCAAGTGAAAGGTCGCCTTCATACTTTTTTAAAGTTCTTATTTTAGGATTAAACTTAAAATAACTCCCCAGTACTCCTTCGTAATTTGGACCACCCGATGCATTCATCTTCGACTTTGGTCCAAACATCGGTGCGTCCGGCTGACCAGAGAATTCATCAAAATTTTCCTCAACTAGGCCAGCTCTGCGTTCTATTGCAAAGTCCACACTTGCGTTTACTAAACTCTTCAAGTTAACTTTTTTTGTATAATAATAGTTGTCTAAGTATTTTACGACCGATACAACTTCATTTAACAATGGATATTCTATTATACCCGTATTCTCCAATGGCAAAGCCCAATATAGAGTTTCTTTTCGCTGCCCCTTTTGACTATAATAGAATCTAAATTTTATTCTACCTATCCACGAGTAATCACGTTGTTTTTGAGTAGGAGTTCCTCCAGTTATGTCCGGTGGGAAATCTAACACATCTGTATACTGTTCTAGGAATACAGGATGTTCTCTATCGAGAATTATATCTAACACAACCGCTGGTTCAAATTCATAAAATTCAATTTTGTCGTGCTTATATTCACGGACGAATCTCTGCGATGCAAGCTTATCCTCTTGTATACGGGCAGATTCAAAATTCTTTTTGATTTTTTCGTATGCCATTATTTTTTATCTTTTACCGGCTTATCCACCACTTCAACCGGTTCTTTGGAAGCCGCAACTACTTGCTCTACACTTGCCATCAACTGCTTTCTCTCTTCGTCTGTGAGTATCATATTACCAGAATCTTCCCCACCGGTCTTGCCAGCCATCAATCTCTGGATTATTGCAGCCAATTTAATAAGCTGCTCGTCATTTCTTACCCCCACATCGAAGTATTCCTTCAACAGAGGAACAATCATGGTCGCGTCATTGATAGTTTTTATCATCTCTCGTAAGTCGGTGACCAAGATGTCCAACGTGTTTTTCTTCTCCTCCGAATTCTTCACAATATCTTTGCAAAGATCGGAGAAGTTCTTTCCCTTGAATATCTCAAAATCATTTTCCATTGTATATATAAATAGTCCAACACCCATGTTTTCGGAG